TCTGTAGAAAAAAAATATAAAGATGCAGGTTATAAAATATTTAAACCTGATGATAAACAATTACCTAATTTAGATGTTGCAACATTTAGTGGTACTTTTAAGCAAGTACAGGGTGGAATAGATGCTACATTTGATATTGTTTATAGAAATGGAAAATCAGAAGTATACGAAATACTAAGCCCAGAATTAAAAGAAGCATACGTTTCATTTGGTACTAGAACACCTACAATGATTGAGCAGAACTGGATAACAGGTGCTGCTAATTGGTTATCTAGAATATCATCTAGAGCTATTACATATTCACCACCGTTTGTTGCATTTAACATTATCAGAGATACTTTAGCAGGAACAGTTAATTCTGTATTTGGAATAGTAAATAAAGATGGTATAGGTTTTATTCCAGGTTTTTCAACTGCAAGAGGTTTATATACTTCTTATAGACATAATGATGTTTATAGAAAAGCATTAATAAATGGTTTAGGTTATTCAAGTAGAACTGATTCTGAAAAAATTGTAACACAGAGTATAGATGATGTTTTAAAATATGGTAAAGGGCCAGAAACAAAAGCATATGTTTCAAGTTTAAAAAAAGTTTCTGAATTAGCATTAGGCCTACCTGTATGGAGAAAATATGCAAACTTTGTATCTAGAGTTGAATACGCAACTAGATTGGGTGAATATAAATTAGCAAAAGCTGCAGGTCTTAGTGACGTAGCTGCTAGTTTTTTAGGTAGAGAAGTTGCTACAGATTTTGGAATGAAGGGATCTAATCGTGTATTAAATTTTTTAAGTAGAAACACAATGTTTTTAAATGCAGGATTACAAGGTCTTTATAGAACAGGGAGATTATTTTTTGAAGGTGGTATAAAAGATAGAGCAAGAGTTGTTGCAACTATTGGAGCAACTATTGTAGCACCTGAAGTTTATTTATATTTTGGAAATAGAGATCTTAGACAATACCAAGAGTTAGATGATAGAATAAAACAATTAAATTATTGTATACCTACATTTAAAGATGATGGTTCATTTGATGGTTTTATATTTATACCTAAACCATATGACTTAGGATTTTTTGCAAATACAACAGTTGCTTTAATCAAAGCAGCAGAACAAAAAACTGCTGGTGCAGGTGGTATGGGTATGAATTATTTTTTATCATCACTTACCCAAGTTTTACCAGGATTACCAATTCCACAACTTGTAAGACCAGCTGCTGAATTAATGTTTAATAAAAACTTTTATATGGGAACACCTTTATTAAGTACATATGAAAAACCATTAATAGATCAGTTAGCAGTAAGACCAAGCACTAGGAAATTAGCTATTGAAATAAGTAATTGGCTAACTAATACTAGAGGAATTAAAGTTGATCTTACTAAAAAAAATCAACAATTTACTGGTGAAGCTCAGAAGGAAGCACCTTTTGGATTAAACCCTATAAAGATTGATTATTTAATTAGAGCTTATGCTACAGGATTATTTGGCTATGTTCCTGAAATAGTTAACGCTGCATTATTTGAAGATGAAACAGGTAAGTTTAAAAATATTGATCCATTTAAAGTTAAAGGTAAAGGATTAAATATTCAAAAACCTAAACCTGATGTTGATCAAATTGATATATTAAAGAGACCTTGGTCAATTGTTACTAGGAGATTTCAAAGTTCAGATGTAATTAAAAATTCTTCATTCCATAAAGAATGGTTTAGAATTGCAGAAAGAGCTAGAAAGCTAGGTGTCTTAGATGTAACAGATCTTAATGCTTCTAAGAAAAATAATTCAACATTAATATCGGTTTTTGATAGAATTAAAACTGATATAGATAATAATAACCCTATACAAAGTGATGAAGTATTTATTTATACACAAGTACTAGGAGATACATTTAATACTGTGTTTAGCAAAATGCAAGACTTTAGAGAGTTAAGAAAAACTATAGAGTTAGCACCTAATATGTCCCCTGAAGAAAAAAGAAAACAAATTAATCAGCTATATAATTTAGAAAATATTATGTTAAAAGAATATTTAGATGGCGTAGTTGATGCTGATGTAGATTTTGTTTTAGAAAAAACTATGTTTGGTATATTTAAAGTTCCAACATATACTGGCGATGGAAAAGAGCCAAGAAAAGAAAAATTTACAAGACAAGATTTTAAAGATTAATTATGGCTAAGCAACCCAAAACAACTAGTGAACACTTAATATCCATTTACGGATATATAACAGGGTTGAAAAGAGAAGTTTCCTCAATAAAAAATAATCACCTCAAACACTTGCATCAAGACGTAGAATCCCTACATAGTAAAATAGATAAACTATTATACATCATTGTAGGTGGTCTAGGTGCTACAATATTAACACTACTGGGACTATTTACATAATGGACAAAAGAGAAATAACTGATACAATAGTAATACATTGTACACAAACTCCACCAAATATGGATGTTGATGTAGCTAAAGTTACAGAATGGCATACCCAAAGGGGATTTGATACAATAGGTTATCACTATTTAATTAAAAGAGATGGCACATTACAAGTTGGAAGAGATGAAGATGTTGTGGGTGCACATGCTGTTGCAGTTAATGGTACATCAATAGGTGTAGCTTTAGCTGGTGGTGGCACAGCTGATATGGGATGGGAAAATAATTTTGCACCTGTACAGTTTGAAACACTTAAAAGTATAATATTAAAATTAAAAAATAAATATAACATAGAAAAAATAATAGGTCACTATCAAGTAGAGGACTCTAAGGAATGTCCTTCATTTGATGTGCCAGGATGGTTAGAAAAAAATGGCTTGGTTTAGTTTAGCAAAGATAGCATTACAAGCTGGTAGTAAGATATATGCCAATCGTCAGAAAACTAAGATGGCTATGTCTGATGCACAGTTAATGCATGCAGAAAAAATGGCTCGAGGAGAGGAGGCTTACCAAGGTAAACTTCTTGAAGCAAGACAATCGGACTGGAAAGACGAATTTGTATTAATAATTTTGTCGGCTCCGATAGTTGTACTTGCTTGGGCGGTCATAAGTGATGATCCCGAAGCAATGGACAAAGTAAAATTATTTTTTGAATACTTCTCAACACTTCCAAGTTGGTTTACCAATCTTTGGATTTTAGTTGTAGCTAGTATTTTTGGTATAAAAGGTACACAGATTTTCCGTAACGGAAAAAAATAATGTCTAAATCAGAATACCAGGAAATTATAGCTGAGTATAAAGAGCAGATCAGAATCTTAAAACAAGAGGTTGCTGAGCTACAAGATGCTGGTAAGTCTAAAGATTCTGCTAATAAAAGATCATTACAGAAACTTGAACATATGACAGAAGATTTAGAAAAAACTCAACAAGAACTAAAAGAACTTAAGGAAAAACAAAATGAAAAAGATAATACAAAAGATAAAAGACCTTTGGAATAAATTTATCAATTGGTTTACTTCTGGTTTAGATAAATAATTTATGGCTTTAAAAATTTCTGAGTCCGCAGCTGTGCAGATGCCTATGAAAACGGTAGCTAGTCTTATCGTGCTTGTTGCAATGGGCGTGTTTGCTTATACAGAGCTGACTGCCAGGTTAGTATCATTAGAGACTTCACGTGAGCTAATGCAAGCTGATTTACTCAAGGCTTCAGACCAAAAACCTGTGGATCAAGAACAGCTGATGTTGTTGGAGGATCTTTATAAGACCACCGAGAAAATAGAAAAAAGAATTGAAGATATGATGCATAATAAAGTTAATATACAATTCTTACAAAAACAAATGGAAAAAGCATTATCAGATGTTGAGATACTAAAAGATAAGGTAAGAGCAAATGGATCGAAACACTAGAAAAATTTTAAATTATATTTCTGATCAAGAAAAAAAAGCAAAGCAAATGAGCTATGTAAAAGATCTTAAAAAAGAAGTAGAAATTAATGGTACAGGTACACATAAGTACAGAATTAAATACGGACCAAACAGGGGGAAAGTAGTACGATGATTGCAGAAGTAGTGGCCCTCCTAATGTTCATAGGGCCTGAAATCAAGGAGCATAGAATACAACCATCAATGAGTGTATGTTTGAAGCATAAAAGAGAAGCTACTAGAACTATACAAAATGATGTATCATATAAATGCATTAAATCTAAAGCAGAACTAGATGAAAATATTGATGGGTCTAAATCAATAAAAGCATTGATACTAGAATAGTGGTTAAATTTTTACTTGTTATTAAAATTTGCTCTGCAGTGCATGGTGATTGTTTACCTGAGCAAAATGTAAATACTTATGATTCTTGGTATAGTTGTGCAAAAGCTGGCACTTATGAGACAGCAGAACTTTTAGAAATAATAGGAAAAGATTTAATAAACAGAAATAAAATATATATTAGTTTTTCTTGTAGGCCACAAAATGAAGTTTAAAAAAAGAAATCCAGTTGTTCAAGCTCTTTTAAAATTTAAAAATAAAATTATTGAACATAAAAAAATATATAAAAGAAATAAACAAAAAATTAAACAACAAATGCTAAGTCATAGTCAGGATATATAATGGAACCTATTTGTTATATATTTATTATACTTTGGGTAATGGGACAATCATGAAAAAATTACCTTTTGAATATAGAATGGCTATATTAATATTTGTAGGTGGATGTATACCCATATTCATTCATCATATAGTATATAAATTATGGGATGTAAGTATATTAAGAGCCGCAGAAATTACTTTTATATTGTGTATTCCAGTAGCCTATTGGATGGCAAGTAAAATTAATGAACGTTGGCACGATGATCAGGAGTAAATATGTATTTAAACGCAAATATTCCCGTAATAGAATGTTATGTAAGAGGTAATTATTTGAGAGATCAAAAAGATTCTCATGATAAATACTTTGAGTGTGTAGTATTTGGTTTTAGTTCTATACCAAAACAAGTACCGCTGTTTCATTATATGATGACAGATGGTGGTATTTGGTGGAGAGCACCTATATCTGCATTTTGTGCAAAACCAGGTGTTAAAGAACTACCCCTAAATGAATTAATGTTATGGGATTCATTTAGTTATAATGTAAGTGTTACTAAATTTTATCAACTACAAGGTTGTAAAATGATGTATACATCTAGAAGAAGAAAAGAAAGAGAAGGCACATATCTATTTACTATAGATTGGTGTGCTGGTGATTATAATGAATTAGATTTTGGTTATGCAGAAAAACCTGATCAACATAAATGTGGACATGTAATACAATTAGATGATGGCAACTATGCAATTCAACCCAACAATAGACTAAGGATCTTTGACCCGTCAATGGCAGCAGATCCATCAAAACCTCTCATACATAGATTAGTCAATACTAAAATATGGTCTGTGGAAGATACATCAAAATGGATAACAGATGAAAATCAAGAAGGTAGTTATGACTATGAATATAAGGAGATAAAGGATGGCAAAGAAAAAGTCAACAGTAAATAAAGCAGGCAACTACACTAAGCCAACGATGAGAAAGCGATTATTTAATAAAATAATGGCTGGAACAAAGGGTGGAAAAAGTGGACAATGGAGTGCGAGAAAAGCTCAGATGTTAGCTAAGCAGTACAAGTCAGCAGGCGGTGGCTACAAATAATGGTAGCTAAAGTATCAACAATTAAGAAAAAAATAAAACAAGGTAAGAAACTAGGGTTTAGTGAACGTGCTCGTGCAGTAAACAAAGGTATATTACCATCTAAGAGGAAAAAAAATGAAAAACAAAAAAGCAAAAGCAAAAATAAAAAAAGTTATTAAAGGTTTAAAAGGTGCTGTGAAAGCACACACTGGCCAACACAAAATGCTAGCAAGTGCCTTAAGATCTAAAAATGGCAAAAAAAAGAGATCCTAAAGTAGGAACGGGTAAAAAACCCAAAGGATCTGGAAGGAGACTTTATACAGATGAAAACCCCAAAGATACTGTCGGTATTAAGTTCGCTACTCCTACAGATGCCCGTAAAACTGTGGCAAAAGTTAAACGAGTCAACAAACCCTTTGCAAGAAAAATCCAAATTCTTACAGTTGGTGAGCAAAGGGCCAAAGTTATGGGTAAGACGCAGGTGGCTAGCATATTTAAAAAAGGTAAAGAATCAATCAGAAGGGGGAGAAAAAAATAATGGCACTTGCAAAAAGTCAAAGAAGTCTTAAAGCATGGGGGAAACAGAAATGGAGAACGAAATCAGGCAAGAAATCTTCGGAAACTGGAGAACGGTATTTACCAGAGAAAGCTATCAAGAGCCTATCATCTGCGGAGTATGCGGCAACGACAAGAGCAAAGCGAAGAGGAACAAAAAAGGGCAAACAGTTTGTGAAGCAACCGAAAGGGATTGCAAAGAAAACAGCGAAATACAGGAGGTATAGTTAATGTACGGTAAAACAATGAAAAAAAATGGTATGAAGAAAAAAGCTATGAAAAAAAGATTCAAAGGATTTTCTAAATTACCAGAAAAAGTTCAAATGAAAATGAACAAAAAACTAGCTAAGAAAGTATAATGAGAAAAGGATTATATGCTAACATCCATGCTAAAAGAAAGCGTGGTGGCAAAATGAGAAAGAAAGGTGCTAAAGGTGCACCAACTGCTGCTAATTTTAGGAGAGCTGCAATGACAGTTAAGAAAAAATAATGGTAGCTAAGAAGTATCAAAACCCCTCAGGTGGATTAAATGAGGCAGGTCGTAAGTATTTTAAAAGAACGACTGGTGCTAATTTAAAAAGACCTAGTAAAAAAGTAGGAAACAAGCGGAGAGCTAGTTTCTGTGCCCGTATGAAGGGGATGAAAAAGAAACTAACTTCTGCAAAAACAGCTAATGACCCAAATTCTAGAATTAATAAAGCTCTTAGGGCTTGGAATTGCTAGTGCAATTTTATTTATAACTATTGCTATGTCAGATATAACAAAAACAAAAGATTTTATAAAGGTAGTTGATGAGGTAAAATCGGAATACCCTGAAGGTTCTGTTGAGAGAAAAATACCAACATCATTTATAGCTACAGTTGCAGCTGTAGAAACAGGTAACTTTAATTTTAAAGGTGCAGACACTGCAAATAAAGCTAATAATTTTTTTGGAATACACGCAAGTGATGATCAAGAGTTTTTACCAACATCAGGTGGTGCTAAACTTAGAGCATTTGAAGATAATAAAGGAAGTATTAGAGCTTTTATAAATTTAGTTAAATCTGATGAAAGATACAAAGATGCTATAAATGCAATAGATAAAGGACCTAATGAAATGTTTAAGGGAATGTCTGTATACGCAGAGAATCCTAATTATGTAAATATATTAAGTAGTGTATATAGAGATAGAATACAACCAGTATTTCAAACAGAAAATTTTTTATTACCAAAAAGAAAACCAATAACAGAACAAATGGATAGCTTGCAATAAAAAAGGGAAGCCTAAATTAATAGGCTCCCCTAGCAGGCAACACGAAGACCGCTTGACTTTTTAGTCAGGTGGTCTTTTTTTTTGGTCGTAATATTTGTGTTGATATAAACTTCTATCAGCCCAACGTTTACGCCAAAACCAGTTACTTAATGAACTAGCATAACCTTCTAATTTATCCATAACATAGTTATGCCAAAAGTAATATCTAAACTTTTTGAATAAGTTGTTTAATATCATCTTGTAATTTCCTTCCTACAGCATTTGCATGATTAATTACAGCAGCACATAAGTTACCATGATAGGGATAACCTTTAAGTGCTTCTCTAATTTTGGCAACAGGCTTACCTCCATAATCAATAACTATTGCATTATCTTTATTAAGACCTATTTTTAATTCAAATAGTATACCAGTGTATTTATCTAAATTATTTTTTTCTGACATCTGCACTTCCTCCTGATACAGGAGTTAGTCCTGCTAAACTATTCATAAGTTTAACAACTTCACCGTAAGGTCTAGTCATTAAGTATCTCATTATATCCATAAGTTGTTCAGAACTTATAGTGTAAGTTCTAGGGGTAGTTTGTTGCTGTTGTTTTTGTTCTTCTTTCTTTTCCATCTATCCTCCTATTAAAATGGTATATTATCATAATCAAAATGCTTTTCAAGTGTATCTAAATTTTCTTGTGCATTTGATATTTTTGTTAGTAGTTTATCCATCTCTTCTATATGTTGTGGATGTTCTCCAATACCTACAGAATTATCAAGATATATTTCCATTGTTGCTTTTGCACCTGCTATTTCAGCTTCATACTTTCTAGCTAATGCTTTTACTAAATTAGATCTTACCCTACTCATTCTGCACCTCTAAACGCATAGTATTTATCTTCTATTAAATCTTCATCTAATAAATAAGGATTATCTCTACCTTGTTTATTAAACTCTATTCTTAAATCTCTTATAGTTTGATTTAATGTTCTGCCTTGATTAAGGCTAGCACAAACTAAATCATCTACTTCTATTAGTGCCTGCTTTACTGCTCCCATTTTCATCCTCCTGCAATTGTTTATTTAATTTATTTATCTCATTCTGTGTGTGAAGCATAACTTCTTGTAAAGCTATTATCTTACCTAACACAGACATTTTTTCTCCGTGTGTCATTTGACCTCCCTTATTAGTCTATTTAAATACCATTGTGCTTTTTCTAAATCTTGTAATGGTTCTCCTTTAAATTTATATCTTGAAACATATTTCAAAACATTACCCTTCAAGTACCCGTGATACTCATCGTCTGTCATACAATCCTGTATTACATCTATAGTTTCTTTTTTACCATACTTGTAATGTGCAGGTGAATTAACTTTATCGTCTACCATATTCTCTCCTTATTGCATTATAGTCAATTGTTTCAATATTATAAGAACCATTAATAACTTCTCTCTTAACTATAATACCACTCCACCACATATGTTGAGTATCTCTAGCAAAATGTTCTTTATGATTTAGATAACATCCCGCAGATACAGCATATAATTTTTTACCGTTTGGTAAAGTAGATGTAGCATAATCTAATAAATGACTATGTCCTACTGTAGCAGATACTTTGTGTTTTGTCAAGAGAGTTCTAGCTATATTCTCTCCTGATATAGCACTACCCATTATGCCTGATGGGAAATGATGAGCATAGTATATACCATTTAAAACTTTGTTTTGTTTATAGGGTATTTCTTGCCATCCATATTCTTTAAACTTTAGATCACTAATTTTAAGAGTGCCATCTAATTCAGGATTCTCCTCCACAAATCTATCTATTCTATCTTCATGATTACCATGTAGCATAATCTTTCTAGCTTTATGTTTACCTAAACCTTTATTAAATAAAGATAATGCTTCATGTGAGTGTTGCATATCTTTTTGATATCTTCTACCTTCAAATGATTTTTTCTTTTTATCATACGAAGATAAAGAATCCATACTACAAAAATCACCCATACAGATAATATGTGTAGCTCTTACATCTGCGGCTAGCCTACCTGCCCACAGAAATCTTTCATTGCTTGCTTTAGGTGTGCAATGGGGGTCACCTATTACAACATGCGTTGCCATTAATTTAACTCCTTATCACGTTTCTGTTTTAAAAATTCAAGAAAATCAATAACATTATCTTCATCATCAAACTCTGCTATAGAATTAATTGTTAGATCTCCTTTATTTTGTTTTTTATCTTCAGCAAATCCACGAAGACCCCATAGAAACGTTGAATGAGGATCAGTAGTTGCCATCTTTATCATGCCTCTTGCTATTGTAGAACATAATTCATATTCTTCTGTAGTTAGTTTTGTAGTAGAATCCATAACTATACCACAGGTAAAACCTTTTTCCCAAGGTGTTACTAAAACTTTTATAGCATTTTTAAATGCTTCTTTATCAATTTTTTTAGCCATTAATATTTAAAGTATTTGTAATCAAATGGTACAACTTTCCATTCAATAGACTTTTTAAATTTATTTCTTTTAGCATAGTCTGTTGCTTCTTTTTCTGAATCCCATATTTCATTTGTAAATATTCTCCACTTATCATTATCTTTTATTATTAAACAATACATAGTCGGTAAAGGTGAGTACTAGACCCCTCAAAACTAATACCCACCCAGTCACGCAGACTCTTCCTCCTGTTTAGGATTATTAACCTCCGTATACCAAACCCATTTAGGGTTCTTACCTTTAGATTGCTGTTGTGGTAACAACTGCAATTTACTTCC